TGTCTATCTTGGCAATGTCTTTGGGTTTTTTGATTGAGACGTTGAACAGGGTGGAAAGCTGTTTTAGGTCTTGTTTTATCTTCTTTTTAGGGATTTGCTTTGTGATGATTTGTGTGACGATGGTGTCGATGTGGACTTTGTGTTTCTTTTGGTGTGCGGGAATGTATACGTAGCCACCACCGCCTAACAATTCCACGTCTTGTGTGGTGGTGTTGGGTGTCCAGTAGTTACCTGTCCAGTATGTTTTAGCCCAGTATCGGTTAGACCACATTTTTGTTTGACTTTAAGGTTTTTTTAACTATAGCCTATAAACAAAATAAAGGAAAAACTTTGTGAAAGACGAAGATTTAGTCCGGAAAATTAAGGATAAGTTTGACAGAGATCAAGGCTATTGGTCATCAATATATGATGAAGCCAAGCGTGATATGATGTTTTTGTCTGGTGAACCTGATGCGCAGTGGGTTGGACTTAAAAAGCCCATAGGCACGGCACTTACTATTGACAGGCTTTCGTCTGTGGTGAATCAGATTGCGAATGATATACGCATGAACACGCCGGCGATTAAGGTGATTCCGGGGGATCGTGAATCTAGCGAAGATGTGGCAGACATTTTATCGGGCCTGATAAAGAACATTGAATACGAATCTATGGCGGATTCTGTATATGATTCTGCTGCTTTGTCGTCTGTACGTTGTGGCATTGGCTTTATGCGCATTGAGACGGAATACGAAGATGATACGTCTTTTAATCAAAAGATATGCATAAAGAGGGTGGCCAACCCGTTAAGTGTTTATATTGATTGCACGTCTGTTGAGGCGGATGGGTCTGATATGAAGCATGCGACAATCTTGCAAGAGATATTGGTTTCAGATTTTAAAGAGGATTATCCTAAGTTTGACCCTTCATCCTTTAAAGAAGGCGGTATAGAGCGGCAGTACAAAGACGAAGATAGTATTTTTATTGCAGAACATTTTTATATTGAGAACAAAAAGGAAGAGCTTGTATCGCCGGATGATGAAACAATGCGTCGTCCTGTTGTTAGGAAGACGATTCACAGGGTTTTGGTGTCTGGCAAGGATATTTTAGAAAAAACAACGTTTCCGGGGGATTATATTCCTGTTGTGCCTGTATTTGGAGAAGAGTATTGGGTTGAGGGCAAGCGGTATTTGGCAAGTGCCATTCGTCGGGCAAAGGACCCACAAAGGATGTATAACTACTGGCGTTCTGTTGAAACGTCATTGCTGATGAAGCAGCAAATTGCCCCTACCATGGTGGCTGAAGGTCAAATTTCTGGTTATGAAGACGAATGGAAAAATCCAAATTCTTTAGTTGTGCAATACAAGCTTTTGGATGCAACCGGAAATGCTTATCCTTCACCGCAAAGATTGCCGCCGCCTCAAATACCTTCTGGTATTGTGAATGCTGCCTTAACGATGGCAGAAGATATTAAGGCCACAACGGGTATTTTTGATGCGTCTTTAGGGAATAAATCTAACGAGACCAGCGGTGTTGCTATTCAAAGACGCCAACAAGAAGGTGACACGGCCACGTTTCACTTTGCTGATAACCTAACAAAAGCAATATCTTATGCAGGAAAAGTGATTGTATCGGCTATTCCTAAGATTTACGACACGGCCCGTATTTTGAACGTTATGGACCTTGAGGGGAACGTTAAGAAGGTTGGGGTTAATGGTGAGATAACGGAGGATCAGGAAACGGATGTTGACCTGACAAGGGGACGTTACACTGTAAAGGTGACAACGGGTCCATCCTTTACGACAAAACGGCAAGAATCGGCGGAGTTTTTTGGAAAAATTGCGCAATCTCAACCTGAGATGATGCAGATTGTTGGTGATTTGGTGTTTAAGTACATGGATTTACCAGGTGCGGAGGCTTTATCGGAAAGAATTAAGAAAACCATGGATCCGAGGCTTTTGGACGAAGAAAACGATCCTATGGCGGCGCAATATCAGCAGCAGATGGAAGTGATGCAGCAGCAGTTGCAAGCGGCAGCGCAAGAAATTCAGGCCATGCAACAGCAGCTTGATAATAAGCAGATGGATACGGCTTTAAAGGCTCAAGAAGGGCAAAGCAAAGTTGAAATTGAAAACGCAAAGCTGACGTTACAGCAAGTGGAAATGGAAACAGATGCTCAATTAAAGCAGCAAGAACTTGAGATAAAGTTTAAAGAACTTGAGATTAAAGAACAGGAACTGATGATCCGCTTGGAAGAATTGCGGATGCAGAAAGAATTAAAAGAACTTGAGATTATGACGTCTAATTTTAATGCCCAAAACCAAGAAGATAATTCTGGTGAGATGGAAAAAGAGGATGAAAGTGATAATGGATCAAAAGATTTAGAGCTTGCGCTTTTGCAAGGTAACAGTGCTGCTATTCAAGGACTTACAAATTTGCTTCAAAGCAAAAAGAACATCACGATCAACAGGGATGCCAACGGATTGATGGAATCTTTGACCGTTATGTAAAAGTGTATTGAAATTTTAAAAAAGGTGTTGTATGGATGAAGAAAATGTCGTTGTAAATGAAGGGGAAGTTTCCTCTGATGTTGCAACAGATGAAGGCCAAATTGAAGAAAGTAAGGTTGAGAGTCTTGAGGTTCAGGAAGAAATTGCCGAGCCTGAGGATGATGCGCCCTTTCCTAAGAAGGCTGTAAACGCTATTTCGAGGCGTGAAAAAAAGATCGAAAAACTGCGTGCGGAAAACGAGCAGCTTAAAGCTCAGTTGCAGCAGGTGCCCTCTAAAGAACAGGTTTCACAGGTAAAAGAACCTGAGGTTTCAAAATCTGACTCTGCTCCTAATCCTGATGATTATGAGACTTGGGATCAGTATCTTGAGGCTAAGGTTGAGTACAATGTGAGAACGGCTTTAGAGAAAAGAACATCGCAGGAAAAACAATCTGAGGCTTCTCGGAAAGAACAAGAATACTATGCTCAAAGAGTGAAAGACTTTGGTGCGAGTGTTGATCGTCATTCTGAAAAGATTTCTGATTTTGAGGTTATTGGTGATCGTATTGAAAAAGACGTTTTGCCTAACTTATCTGCGGATGTTCACAAGGCCATTTTGGAATCAGAGGATGGGGCTTTGGCTCTTTACACTTTGATGAAAGAAGGTCGCATTGAGGATTTAGAGGACATGGACGGGCGACAAGCCTTGAGATTTCTTGCTAAAGCCGAGGTGCGGGGCCAAAAATTTGTTGAGAATTTTAAAAAAGTTTCAAGTGCACCAAAGCCTATTCAGGCAGTCAAGGGCACTGGGACTTTTAAAAAAGACGTTGCTGACATGACTCCTGATGAAATCAGGAAAAAATATAACCTTAGATAAAGGAAAAACTGATGCCTAATACAATTAACACAAATAAATCGGCTCCTGGTCGGATTGCCAAAGTGGCAGCGACCATGTTTGCTGATGATATGCAGTTTGTAAAAACCATTGCGCGGGAAGATTCGGTGGATTTTGCCCCGCAGGCTGGTGGTTACAAGCCTGGTGATACGATTTTTATCAATAAGCCTGCACGGTTTACGACAGGAACAAACAGAGACATTACCAGTGCAATTCAGGACATTACGGAAGAAAAGGTTGCAATGACGTTAAATCAGTCGTTTACGGCGGCTGTGGCCTTGACATCGAATGAGTTTGCAACAGATATGGCGTTTGATTCGTTTGCCATGCGTGTTTTAAAGCCTTTGGTGTCGCAAATGGCCCAGCGCATTGAATCAACGTTTATTCAGTTGGCGTGTCAATCTACGGCTAACGTTGTTGGTACTGCGGGTTCAACCGTCTTTAACACCTTGATCATGATGCAAGCTAACCAGCGTATGTCTGAGTTGTTGGCAACAGGTAGTGAAAACGAGTGGATTGCTTTGTTGTCTCCTAATGCTAAAACTTCGGCTGTGGATGCGAGAAAAGGTTTGTTTCAGTCTTCTGAGGAAATCTCTAAGCAATACAAGCGCGGTGTAATGGGTCAGGCAGATGGTTTTACTTACTTGAGTAACAACCTGATGTACACCCACACAACGGGTACGGGAACGCAAACGGATGGCTCTGTAACCACAACGGCAAACATGACCAACGGTGCTTCAACCATTGCTGTGACGGGTTTAACGGGCTCTGGGACAATCACTGCTGGTACTGTGTTTACGGTGGCAGGTGCGTTTGCGGTTCACCCTATTACCAAAGCAACCTTGCCGTTTTTGCAGCCTTTTGTTGTAACGACAACGGCAACGGCGTCTTCTGGTGCGGCTACGCTTTCTGTTTCTCCAACTATTTACAGTTCTACCGGTGGTGGGCTGCAGAACGTTTCTGCTTTGCCAAGTTCTGGTGCGGCTGTGGTGTTTTTAACGGGTAAGACTACAAGTACAAACTTTCAAAACTCTCTGACGTATTGTAAGGATGCGTTTCGTTTTGCGTCTGTGCCCTTGATTTTGCCAGGTGGTATGGACAAGGCGGCGCAAGAGACTGTGGATGGCTTGACCATTCGTGTCTTGGCGGATCACGACATTAAAACCGATCAGTACATCCTCAGAATAGACTTTTTGGGCGGTTTTGTTCCTGTTCGTCCTGAATGGGCTGTTCGGGTTACGGCGTAACGCATGGGGGGATGGGAAACTGTCCCCCTTTTTAATCATTTGAGAGGTTTTTATGAGTTCAGGAATTATTGGTGGCAATATCTTTGCCATGTGTGCGGTGGTGGTCAACTTTAACCCTGCGTCTGTAGCGGCGGCAACAGTAGCGGCGCAATCGGTTACTGTTCCAGGTGTGTTGCTTGGGGACATTGTTGTTGTGGTGCCTCCTTCAACGCTAAACGCTGGTTTGGGCATTGCTGGGGCTCTTGTAACGGCAGCGGACACCGTTTCTGTGCGTTTTGTCAATGCCACTGCAGGTGCCATTGACCCTGCGGCTGCTGATTATGTGTTTTTGGTTACGCGCCCTGAAAGCATCGCGGGTCGTGTCACAACGGGGTAATGTATGGCAACGGCGCGTGACCTTATCACAAGGGCGTTAAAAGCATGTAGGGTTCTTGCCCCTGGTGAGAATCCTAGTGCTTCTGAGGCAGCCGATGCCTTGATGATTTTAAATATGATGCTGTCCAGTTGGAGTACAGATAACTTAAACGTTTATGCTCAAACTTTAGAAAGTTTCTCGCTTGTTAGCAATGTTTCGTCCTACACGATTGGCACAGGACAAACGTTCAATACGGTTAAGCCTATTGCCATACAAACAATGTATGTAAGAAGTGGATCTATAGATTATACCGTTAAAGAAATCAGCGATCGTGATTATGCTAACGAAATATCAATGAAATCAATCGTTGGTGTTCCATATTGTTATAATTTTAACAATGATTATCCTTCTTCTGTGATTAAGTTTTACCCTGTTCCCGATCAGAATTATCAGTTGTTTATTCTGTCTGAGAAGGCTTTAACGTCTATTGCGTCTTTAGACACGGTGATTTTGTTTCCTGAGGGATGGGAGTTAGCCATTGCGTATAATTTGGCTGTGATGTTGTTTCCTGAGTATCAGCAAGCGGTTGACCCTGCCATTGTGAAGATTGCGGATGATGCTAAAATGGGGATTCGTCGGGCAATCAATCGGAATCGTAAATTTGTGTTTGGCGATGATGAAGATTTTAGGCAAACGGATAACATTTACGCTGGGTGGTTTCGATGAAAACGGGTCTTGTTGGTCCGTCATATTCTGAAAGAAGTTTATCTTTCGACGCCCAAAGAACAATCAATTTTTATCCTGAATTGAATCAATCTGGCAAAGAAATTTCAGCTTTGTATGGTACCCCTGGTCTTTCTGTTTTTTGCGATACAGGTTTAAGTCAAAGTAGGGGATTATTTGCTTCATACAATGGCAGGGTTTTTTATGTTGCTGGGTCTGTTTTGTATGAGGTTTCTTCTTCTGGCGTTTGTACGGTTTTGGGAACACTGGCATCGTCGTCAGGATTGGTGTCGTTTGCCGAAAATCCCACGCAGTTGATGCTTGTGGATGGTACAAATGGCTACATCTTTACGTATTCAAGCAATACGTTTGTTCAAATTACAGATTTAGATTTTCCGGTTGCAAACAATGTCACGTTTTTGGATAGCTATTTTATCGTCAATTCTTCTGGCACGACTCAGTTTTTTGTTAGTGCAGTTAATGACGGAACGACGTGGTCTGCTTTAGATTTTGCATCGGCGGAATCGTCACCTGACAAGATTTTAAAGGTGCTTGCCGTTAATGGGGAATTGTGGCTTTTGGGGGAAAGAACAACAGAGGTTTGGTCTAACACGGGCGATCCTTTGTTTCCTTTTCAAAGAGCATCGGGTGGTAAAATTGATATTGGTATTTTTGCCCCAGAAACGGCTGTTTCGAGTGCTTTTGGGGTGATTTTTGTTTCTCGGAATGCGCAAGGTGATGGCATTGTTTACCAGATGAACAATCTTTCTCCCAAAAGGATTAGCAACCCCTTTATAGAGCGTCAGATTCACAAGGTAATGAATCCAAACCTTATGTCTGCGTATATGTATCAAGAGGACGGACACACGTTTTATGTGCTTACAGGCGGTGATTTAGAGACAAGCCTTGTTTATGACCTTACAACGGATCAATGGCATGAAAGAGCGTATTCTAGCCCTGTAACGGGCTTGTTTGAACAACATTTAGGGGTTTTTGGGATTACTGGATTTAATAAAACGCTTGTGGCCCATAAAGATTACGGAAAAATCTATGAAATGTCTTTAAATTATACCATGGATGACACGTTTGAATTGATTGGGGAGCGTGTTTTTAGGCATCTTAACGAAGAAAACAAACCTTTTTCGGCGGATAGCTTAGAGATTGCTTTTGAAGCGGGTGTAGGCACGCAAACAGGCCAAGGATTGAACCCAAGAATGCTTTTGTATGTCAGCAAAGACGATGGCCGCACGTGGTTTGGACCTTTGGAAGGCTTTATGGGAAAAGTCGGTGAATACAAAAAACGTGTGATATTTAGACGATTAGGAACAGCA